CACGGCTTCCTACAGCCCAGGAGCCATCATCGACTCTGCTACGAACGACATTTATCTCAACGCCGCGTGCGACGATGACGGGCTCGCGGCAGATGGGACGCTGACGTTCAACGGCACCGTTGACATCTGGCTTGCAGAGGTTGGCAACGTCACTTCGTAATCGTGAGCCCTGAAGACAGGTTAAAGCTGGCTCAACGACTGGCGCTGTACCGCGAAGATTTCCCACTCTTCGCGGCGCAGTGCCTTAGTATCCGCACTAAGGGGGGTAAGACGGAGCCGCTTGCGCTTAACACGGCGCAGCGGCTTATCCATTCTCGGCTGGAGGAGCAGAAGGATGAAAAAGGCTGGGTTAGGGCGCTTATTCTCAAGGGCCGCCAGCAGGGCGCTTCCACTTACGTTGCTGGGCGCTTTTATCACCGCACTAGTCTTTATGGTGGCACCAACACCTACATCCTCGCCCATGAGCAGACCGCTTCCGACAACCTCTTCGGGATCGTTGACCGCTATCAGCGACACAACCCTGTTGCTCCTCATATTGGCACCTCCAACGTAAAAGAGCTTGTGTTCGACAAGTTGGACTCGTCCTACGTCGTCGCGACGGCAGGGCAGAAGGCCGGAGGTCGATCGCGTTCCATTTCACTGTTCCACGGCTCCGAAGTCGCGTTCTGGTCGAACGCGGCGGACCATTTCGCCTCGTCCGTTCAGGCGGTGCCGTTGCTGGAAGGGACCGAGGTTATCCTTGAGTCCACCGCCAACGGACCAGGCGGAGAGTTTTATGAGCGGTGGCAGGACGCAGAGGCCGGGCGCGGGGACTACATCGCGATTTTCGTGCCGTGGTTCGTGTCTCCTGAGTATTCGCGTGAGCCGGAGACCGGTTTCGAGCTTCTGAGCGACGCAGAAGAAGGCGCGATGAGCGAGGCCGAGTATGCCGAGGCATTCGGACTTTCACTCGCGCAGATGGCATGGCGCCGCGCGAAGATCATGGAGTTGCGCTCCGAATCCCTTTTCAGGCAGGAGTACCCCTCCACAGCCGCCGAGGCTTGGGTTACGGCGGCGCATGAGCCCTTCATAGCACCTTTGCACGTCTTACGCGCTCGTAAGCGCGCAACGGAGGGCTACGGCCCGATGATCTTGGGCGTTGACCCCGCAAGCATGGGCGGGGACCGCTTCAGCGTGGCCGCGCGCCGCGGCCCGCAGGTCTTGTGGGTCAAGCACCGCAGCAAGATCGACGCGCAGGAGGGTATCGCGTGGGTGCGCTCGCTGATCGACGAGATGGACCCAGCGCGAGTTAACGTGGACGCCGGTGGCATCGGCCACGCCATTGTGACGGGGCTAAAGCATATCGGCCCCAAGTATGTCGAAAAGGTGAGGGGCGTTAACTTCGGCGGAACGGCCGAGCAGAAGCTCGCCAAGCCCAAAGCGCCCGGCCCGGCGAACCGCCGCGCGGAGATGTGGCAGCGGCTTCGCGACTGGCTCATGGACGATTTGGGGCCTTCCATCCCCGACCTTGACGCGCTTCAGGCGGACATGACGGCGCCCAAGATGAAGCCGCGCCTCAGCGGCGACTTTCTGCTTGAGAGCAAGGACGAGATGAAGCGGAGGGGTGTGCGTTCTCCGGACCTAGCCGACGCCATCGCGCTTACTTTCGCTCAGAATGAGTTCATAACGAAGTTCAGCGAGCCAAAGCCGGTTCCTAAATTCGGGGACGTTGACAGTCCGGCCAATCGTAGCGTAGAGATATGGCAGGATGACACCTCTCAGGGCTCCGCTTACGAGTGGATGGGCTGAATGATTTTCGTCGAACTTGCGGCCGCCACAGGCACGATTCGGCGCTGGGAAGGTTTCCCGGCGGAGAAGGACATGCCCCGAGGTGTTCGCCTGACTCATTCGGCGAGTATGGACCGCCCAATAACTTTCGACCGGTTGACCGTTGACCAAATGCGCTACACTCCTCCGGAAAAGTTCCGCGTGTGTAAGGAGATGGCGGGAAGGTCGGCTGCAAAATGCTGAAGTCTCTCTCGTCCGCGAACGTGGCAGAGAAGGAGTCGCAGGAGGCTCCCGAGATCCAGCCACCCGACGACTTCGCCAGTAAAGAGGAATTTCTCGCGTATATCCGCGACGAGGTTGCGCTCGACGAGGCGGCGGACAAGGAAAACCGCGACGCCGCCACTGAGGACATGCAGTTTTTCGTCGGAGATCAGTGGGATACTGCCGTAAAGGCGCGCAGGGCGCGCAAAAAGAAGCCTGTAATGACCGAAAACTACATGCCGGCATTTGTCGGGCAGGTGACGGGCAACAGGCGGCTCAACGAGGTTGCGATTAAGGTTCTTCCCGACGGCGGCGGCAACAAGGCAGAGGCGACCGTGCGCGAAGGGCTTTTGCGCAACATGCAGAAGACATCGCGCGCCAAGGTTGCTTTCGACGCGGCGAGCGAGACGCAGATCGTCTGCGGCATCGGCAACTTCCAGCTTAAGCTCGAAGAAGCCTATGACGACGTGTTCAAGCAGGACATGGTGATTGAGGGCTTCCCCGATCATCTGTCGGTGCTGTGGGACCGGATGCGTACCGATCCGACAGGGCGCGACGCGCGGCACGTCACGATCTCCGATCGCATGTCGAAAAAGGACTTTCAGCGGGAGTACCCGTGGGCGACGGCCGCAGATGTGTTGACCGACCCATCGCTGCTTGCGAACGGGTGGCTGGACCAAGACACGGTGCGCGTGGCTTCGTTCTGGCGTATGCGCAAGCGTATTCGGCCTGTCGCGATGCTGACGAACGGCGCTATCCATTGGCTCGACGAGGGGTCGGTTGACCCGGCCATGATCGCGGTTGACCCCACGACGGGGGCGCCGATGATCCGAGAAGATGCGCTGTGCCCGTATGCTCAACTCTACATTGTAACGGGAACGGACCTATTGGCCGGGCCATACGACCTTCCGGTTTACCGCGTGCCTGTGTTCCGCGTTCCCGGCTGGGAGATTTTCGCGGACGGCAAATGGCACCGCTGGGGCATTGTCCGGTTCCTCAAGGATCCGCAGCGGTATTTGAACTACTGGCGCTCCGTGCGCGCCGAGAAGCTGCTCCAGACCCCCAAGGCGAAGTTCATCGCTTCCGCGGAGGCTGTGCAAGGGCGCGAGAAAGAGTGGCGTGACGCGCATATCAGCGACGACCCTTTGCTGATTTTCAACGGCGAAGCGGGGCAAATGCCGACGCAGGTTCCGCCCGCGCAGCTTGAGCCCGCCATCAGCGAGGAAGTGGACCGCAATAAGCAGGTCCTCAAAGACATTTCCAACATCCACGAGGCGGCACTCGGGCAACAGTCGAACGAGGTAAGCGGGCGCGCGATTGTGGCGCGGCAGCGCGTCGGTGAGCTTGGCTCCGTGGTGTTTATTGACAACGAAAACATGGCGATCGAGGAGTGCGGCCGCGTTGCCAACCAGCTCATCCGTTACGTTTACTCGGGGCCGCGCATCGAGAAAGTTCTTGGTCCAGACGACAAGGTTTCGCTCCAAGCCCTCAACCAAGCGGGCGGCATCGACATCACGGGAGGCAAGTACACTGTCACGGTCACAACCGGCCCGAGCTACGTCACGAAGCGCCTGGAGCAGAGGCAAAGCATGGAGACGGTGTTCAACGCTGCTCCGCAGGCGATGCAGCCGATGCTTGACTTGTGGTTCGAGGCTTTTGACTTCCCAGGCTCCGACAAAATGGCGGAACGCGCGCGTAAAATGTTACCGCCGGGTCTCGTCGAACCGGAAACCCCGGAGGAGCAAGCGGCACAAGAAGGCGCAGCCAGAGCAGCCGCTCTCAAGTCAGAAGTCGATATGAAGATGGCGCAGACCGAGATTGCTGAGAAGTTGGCTACTATCGAGGAGAAGCGCGCCCGTGCTGCGTTGTTGCGTGAGCAGGCAGCGGCGGTGCCCGACAATACCCGGATCAAAGCCGCGTCCGAGGAGACGAAGGCGCGCAGCACTATGCTGCACGATCACCTAGACGCGATCAGCGTCGCCCACGAAGGAGAAGAAAAGCGTGCCGAGTCCAAACAAGGAGAGTGAAAATGCTTTCGAGGGGTTTGTCAGCGATTCTTACCGGGATGGCGTCTTGGTTCAACCCGTGGCCGACGCCGACGCAGGTGCAAAAGACGATGGATCGGCTGGGAGCGGAGACGCTGAGCCCGCCAAAGACGAAGAATCTGCGGTCGCGTCTGAAGAATCCTCCGACGCTGATGCGTCTGGAGAAGGCGGCGACGCGCCTGAAGAACAAGAAGAAAAGCCCAAGGAAAAACCCAAAAAGACGGTCCAAGAGCGCATCGGTGAACTGACGCACGCCCGCCGTGAGGCGGAGCGTCAGGTCGCCGAGGAACGCCGCCAGAGGGCCGCTCTGGAGGAACGCCTTGCCGCCTTAGAACGCGGCGAAGCAGTGCCTCGCAGGGGCGACTTGACACATCCGAAAAAACAGGACAATATTCCTAACGCGGACGGAAAGCCTGACCCGGATAAGTACGAGTTCGGGCAGCTTGACGAACGCTACATCGCCGACGTTACCGCGTACCACGCGGAGCAGGCGCACAGGAATATCCGGCAGCGCGAGGCCGCTGAGCGTGAAGCTCAAGAACGCGCAACTACTACGAAGGCCGTGTGCGAGCGCGGAGAAGTCGAGTTCGAGGATTTTCGCGAGAAGGTCATCGAGCCGGTTGTCAAAGGGCAAGTCTCCATACCGGACGTGCTTTTCGACATGGTGCTCAGCTCGGAGGTAGGCGAGAAGATTCTCTACCACCTTATGACCGACACCGAGGGTCGTAAGGTTCTCAGCGCCCCGCTTCATAAGCAGGCCGCTGCGTTCGGTCGCCTAGAGGCGCGGTTCGCGGCTGCAAAGCCAGAAGAACTAAAACCCACGACACCCACGCAACCGCTGAAGCTCCAGCCCGCGCCTAAGCAGCCGAGAGGAGCAGGAGGCAGGTTCTCCGTAGGCCCCGACACCAACGATTTTTCGGCGTTCGAGGCTATGGCGACCACAAACCAGCGCAGTTAGGCCGACAACGCCCTAGCTCGCGCAAGTGAGCTAGGAAAATGGCTAACGCATTTCTCAATGCTACCGAATACGCGAACGTCATGCTCTTGCTGGCGAAGAACAACCTCGTCACGGGCAAGCTCGTTGACGGCCGCCACCGCAACGAAGTCACCGACCAGAATGGCCTGACCATCAGCATCAAGCGTCCCCCGCGCTTCGCTCCGAATGACGCGTCGGCGTACAGCGCCGCGCTCGCGACGCAGGACGTTGTGACCGGCAGCATCAACATCGCCGTCAACCAGTACGCGAAGGTCCACTTGTCGATCGGCGACATTGAGTCGATCACGAGTTGGAACCAGCTTATGCGCAGCGAGTCGATGAAGTCCGCCGCGCAGACGCTCTCGCACCAAATCGACAAGTTCCTTCAGTCGAAGGTGCTGGGCTTCAACAATTGGGTTTCCGGCGCCGCTACCGGCTCGGTGAACGCTCTCACGGCAACCGCTGCCAGCCCGATCGCATCGGCTGTGCAGGCCCGTGCGGCTTACACCCGCCTTGCCAAGCTCGGCGTGCCGACGGAAGGGCTCAACGCCACCATCGACCCGGCCGACGGCGAACTCATCATGGGCAACATCGCGTCGTCCAATATCCAGAGCGAGAACGCCGACGCTTTGAAGCGTGCCCGTATCCCGATGATCTCGGAAGTCAACTTCTACCAGACGCAGCAATGCGCCACGTTGACGACCGGCTCGCGCGTTGCGACGGCCGACGATTGCCAGATCGACAACGGTACGCTTTCGGTCAACTACCGCGACGTGAAGAACGCTGGGTCTTACACTCAGACCATTCACATCGACGGCGCGACGACCGACGCTACCACGATCACGGCGGGCGAAGTGCTGACCATCGCGGGCGTGTACGATTACGACTGGCGCAACGGCAAGGCCCTTCCGTGGCTGAAGCAGTTCACCGTCGTATCTGCCGCGACGTTCTCCAGCAACGAGACGGACCTGGTTATCACGCCTCCGCTCATCGTTCCCGGCACGAGCGACGGCGTGGACACCAACGCTAACACCGCGTTCGCGACTGTGAGCGCGGCGGCGGTTGACGGAGCCAACGTCAACTTCGTCGGCGCGGCGTCCACGGCGTACACCGTGCGCGCAGCTTGGCGGAAGAACGCTATCGCCATGGTGTCGGCCAAGCTCGAAACGCCGTTTACCGGCGAGTCCAGCTTCGCCACCGACCCGGAGACGGGCATCTCGATCCGCTACTGGCGCGGGTCCGACATCTCGACCGGCGCGCACATCCATCGTTGGGATTGCGTGTACGGTGCCTCGGTGACGGACTGCGAGATGGGTACGCGCATCATCGGCTCATAACCGCCTTGGGTTGACTAAGAGAGTGGCGTGGCGCTATGGTGCTGCGCCACTTTCCATTTGCACAAGGAGTTTGACATGGCAGTGAACGCCCCTCCAGGCCACACCGTCGGTAAAGGCTGGCCGTCTTGGAGGTATCACCCTGAAACAGGCGTCGGCGCCATCTTCCAACGCTCTCTTGACGTTCCTCCCGGCTGGGTGGACGACCCGAAAAAGAGCGCGCTCTACCGCGCCAAACAGGAATTAATTCCTAAGACGACGCAGATCATCCTTCCCGCCGGCGTGGAGATTCCGAAACCCAAGGCCGCGCCGCGCAGGATGCAGCCTGCTCCGAAGCCTGCCGGCGTGTTCGCAGAGCCACCGGAGGCGTCTGAGGCATGACCACGGCGGGAACGATCGTCACGGACGCTTACCGGCAGGGGAACCTCATCCCCGTTGGGAGTGAGCCAATCGCCGCCGAAACCACGGAGGGCTTGGCGCTGCTTAACCGCATCGTCAAGCGCCTCTTTGGCTACGAGCTTGGCGAGAAGCTGTACCCGTGGCCGGTCCCTCCGCCGCAGCGCACGGCGCCGGTAAAGGCGGATTACCCTTTCCTCGCACCCAAGGAAGATTTACCGTCTAGCGCGTACCCGTACCCGCCTATCAACTCACGGTTGATGTGCTCGATTACTTCGGCGGCCACGGTTTACATGCCGCACGAGCCCTGTGACGGTGCGCTTATAGGCGTTGCTGACGTAGGCATGGGCAACACGGTTGTACTGACACTGGACGGCAACGGGCGGAAGATCGCAGGCTCGACGACCGACACGTTCACGCAAGGTACAGACACCGTTGCGACGTACTTCTACCGCGACGACACAGGCGAGTGGACGCTGCTCGACACGGACCTGATTGCCGGCGATGAGATGCCTCTCCCCTCGGAGCATGACGATTACTTCGTCTGTCAGCTTAGCATGGCGTTAGCTCCCCGTAACGGCAAGACCAGCGCCCCTGAAACGATCGAGACGCGCGACAGGGAGCTTGCGCGCATCAAGCAACGCTACCGTCAAATCGCGCCCCAAGTCGGCGGCGCTGCCGATACTCCGCGCTCGGTGCAGAGTTACGATGGCTCTCTGGCGGGCGCGTTTAACCCGTTTGAGACGTGACGCATGGTCACTCTCCCACTCGGCATCCACGCTTATAAGCGCGACTTCCCCGCCGCGCCGGAGATTGAGCTTGTAAACCGCTACGTTGAGAAGGCGCCGACAAATCTCATCGAGAGCATTCGCCTTATCGCGCGGCCTGGGACGACATCGCTTGAGCAGTTCGGCGCGGGGCCTATCCGCGGCTGCTACTACAAGGATGGTCTGTTCGGCGGCGACTTGTTTGTAGTGTCAGGGGATACGCTATTCCGCTATGACGGCACGACTACGACAGCGATCACAGGGACATTGCCGGGCTCTGGAAACCCTTATGTTACATGGATGAAGGGCATCGGCTATGAGTACCTTTTCATCGCCGACGGCACGGACCTGCAATACTACGACGCAGGCGGAGATTCGCTCGGTGCGGTCGATATGCCGGACATGAACGAGACTGCGAAGGCGCTCACCAACCTCAACGGCTTCGTCCTTGTGTCTGTGCTCGACACGCAGAAGGTTTACTTCATACGCCCCGGCGAAATCACGATCGCCGCTCTCGACTTCTTATCGAAAGAGTCTAATCCGGATCCGGTCAACGACCTGCTTACCGTCGGTGATCGTGCGCTTGTCATGGGCGCTGGCTCTACGGAGAGTTGGTATGCGACGGGGGACGTAGATGCGCCGCTCGCCCCAACGGCCGGCCTTGCGTTTGCGCGCGGTGTCGTGGACGGAACTCCTGTCGTCGTGCGCGAAAGCGTCATCGTCGTCGGCAACGATGGCGTGGTGTACGAAGTCGGCGCCGGCGTTCGTCAGATCAGCACGAACGGCATCGAGGAGCGTATCCGCACGCGCCTGCGCTTCGAGCAGGGGCTGCCGTGAGCGGACGCAACGCAGGAGGGCGCCATGCCTATTAGCGGCACGCTTGATCTTGGCGCCACTATGGGCTCTTATGGCTCGAACTCCCTGTCTTTGCTGGGGGAAGACGGCCACCATTACGTTGTTGCCGGACAGACCGGAGCCTCCAGTTACATCACGATAGGCCAGCTAGAGGATAAGTCTGTACAAACCATAACCAACACTTCTTGGCGAGACGACTTGCAGACGCTTGACGGCACGCTGACGGCTGTAGTCGAAACTGACACCTTTACCATGTGTCAAGCTCCAATCCATGTTCCAGGGACATCTAAGTTCATTGTACTTGGAGTGCAGTATGGAGGGACAGGGGGGTACACCAGTTCGCTTGGATACGGGTACGCCTACGCCGTTGGCGTCATCTACAGGGTTAACGCATCTAGCGCGGTTGAGGTTGTCGGCGGGTTCTTGCGGAAAACAGACAACGCTCCGGCGGCGTTCTACGGCTCGCCTGCTCCGGCATGGTGCTTTGCTGCCATCCCGAGTGCCACGGATACGGCTGTGGTCGCGCTCTGTTGGTGCGGAGATACGCTTTTCGCGGGAACTTATTCGGCAGGTTACTTGCTTAAGCTCCCTACGTCGGGAACGACGCAGGACACATCAACCGGGTCGTGGACGCCTTACTTTACACGGCTTACGGGCTCACACAATGCGGGATGGGTTTACTTCTGGTCGAGCGTCATTGCGCAGGGCCGGACTGTTGGCAATACCGCAGGCATCCTCCCACGCGCTGATGGAACGTATGACGTAATAAGCTATGTGACGGACTACTCGGTGGATAACGAGGTCGCCTCGTTAGTCGACATCACCACGAGCGGTTCCGAGTATTGGAACATCAACCAGTCCACGAGCACAGTCAACGTCGCTAAAGGCGATGCGCGTTCGTGGTTCGGGCAACCATGGGACGACGAAGCTACAACCTACGCAGGGGCAGCGAGCGCCAACGCACGAGACTGTTATGGCGGACCCGATATTCGCGCGATCACCGGCGGGTACGAAATCACCTTTGCACGGCTTTTCTCGGATCAGCCGACGATAATCAGGTTTCGCCGTTACATCTACACGACGGCGACCGATACAATCACCTACGTTGATACTTTCGAGAAGACCGTTACCGGCGTTACGCCTGTGAAGGAGACTGCTTTTTTCCAGCGTTTAGGAGCCAGCCAAGTCATTTACGCCATTGTTGGCTCGGGGAGGTACTGGTATCTCGGCGAAGACACCACGCCTGTTCTGACGGAAGAAGAGGCGTCTAGCGCGCTTAGTCGCCAACGCGCGTGGACGTTCACGCATGACGGGCATACGTTCTATGTGCTAGACCTCGGCAGCGAGGGTAACTGGCTCTACGATGTGACGACAGGACAATGGTGCGAGTTCATAACATCCGGCTTCGCTAACTGGGACATGGTCGCAGGGGTGATGTGGGATAAACGCATCGTCGCCGGCGACCGCACCACGAACGACGTTTGGGAGTGCTCTGCCGCTGCCGCACAGGACAACGACGCTCTTGCGGTTACGCATACAGCGACCGGGGTTATCCCGCACCGCAGCCGCAACAAGCTCACGGTAGGTGCGTTGCGCGCTTCCGTTTCGCCGGGGCAGCTTACTTCCGGCACGACGGCGACTATGAGCCTGTATTTCAGCGACGACGGGGGCAGCACCTGGACTGGGCCGTTCTCCGTGGCGCTTACAGAGGGCGAGTATGACGCAGAGGTAGCTTACCGCGCGCTTGGTTCCTTTGCCGCGCCGGGCCGCATCTTCCGTATTACGGATGTCGGCGGGCCGAAGCGCATCGACGGCTGCGACGTGGAGATACCGGAGATCGACAATGCCCGTTAGTCCGGTCGATCCCCTTACCAACAACGTGCCCGTCGCGCAGAGCAACGGCGCTCCGACGCCCTTCTTCATTCGGCAATGGCAGAACCTCATCAAACTTGTATTGAGCGTCCAAGAGGCTCTGACAAACGCCGCCGCCGCGCAGGCTAACGCCGATGCTTTGGAGACGCCGCAGTATGTCACGCTCGCGGTTGATGCTACGTTGACGAACGAGCGTGTGCTGACGGCCGGGGACGGCATTTCTCTGCAAGATAACGGGGCAGGGAGTACGCTTGTGGTGTCTGTTACGGGAGACGCCGCTGCGATCTTCGCACCGCTGACAACAGGTGAACTTGTAGGAGGCACCGATCCTGAGTTTGTGGTCACTGAGGCTGGGGAGTGTATTATGGCGGAGATAACGTAAATGGCGGGCTCACTCGTTGGCAATTACCTTGCGCAGGGCACTGCGGCGTCTCGCCCGGCTGCACCCACCGCTGCGACAGGAACGCTGTCCTTTTACTTCGCCACGGATACCGAAGTTCTTTCGTTCTACGACTGGAACGATACGGCATGGCAGGATGTTACGCTTGGAGGAATAACGAGCTTTTCGCAAGCTGTCACATTCGTAATAGATGGCGGCGGGAGTGCGATAACCACAGGGGTACAGCGAGACGTTTACATTCCGTATTCCGGCACAATAACCGCCGTGACGATGCTTGCGGACCAGACGGGCAACATCACTGTCGATCTGTGGAAAGACACTTATGCCAACTACCCGCCGACCGACGCTGACTCCATTACGGCGGCGGCTCCTCCGACCATATCGAGCGCGGTAAAGTCTCAAGACAGCACTCTGACAGGCTGGACAACCAGTATCAGTGCTGGGGACATCATTCGACCCAACGTAGATAGCTGCGACACCATCGAAGCAGTGACAATCACGCTCACCATTACGAGGTCATAGAATGGCGTTTGCAAACGTAACAGGGCTTCCACTCCTCAGCGCGTTTGGTACGGCTAACAGGATGGGGTATCCTGTAATAGCTACAGCCTCATCTACAGGGGTGTCTGCGGCTGACAGCGGGGAGTCGTACATCGGGCATATTTACTGGGCAGACGGCGGGTCGCATACGGTTGATACATCCGGGTCATCTGCGCTGGAGTGGCGGTCTGGGTCAGTCACATTTTCAAACGCGGGGTCTGCCATAAAGGTTGGGCTGGCAGCCGTCGATCTGTCAAACGGTCCACCGGCAAGACCCGCTAATACCGCCGGCGTCGTTAACTTCGACGTTTCTAAAACCATGACGGGGGGCGGGGGCGGGGTAACGGCGAACGCCTGGCAGACGCACGTCCCCGATACCGGCACGAAGACGATGGCGCACGGAGATTTAATCGCGTTCTCGGTTCAGTTTACGACGCGGGCAGGGTCCGACACGTTTCAAGTATCATATCAAGCCAATGCGTCATCGACCATTCCAGGGCTTCCGGTTCTCGTGGCAAACACGTCTGTTGGGAGCTGGGGAGCAGTCAGCGGGCTTCCGAACTGCGTAATTACCGCGTCTGATGGGACGCTCGGCTTTTTCTACGGGGCGTGTAACTTCACAACGATAACAACGCAGACGTGGAACAGCAGCTCATCTCCGAACGAGTACGGGAATGTTATGCAGTTCCCGTTCCCTGTGAGGATATACGGGGTGACGTTTGGCGCCCTGGTATCGGGCAATCTCGACGTTGTTCTCTACAGCGACCCGCTGGGGACGCCAGCAGCAGAGGAAACGGTATCTGTGGACCTGAACGCTGTCGGCATAGGCGCGAGCCATTCTTGCTATACAATACCGTTTGGCAACACCTACGACTTGGCTGCCAGCACCCCCGTAGCGGTCATATTCAAGCCCTCGACCACTACGAACTTGTCGGCGCTTTACAAGACTTTGAACGCCTCGGCGCATCAGGCCGGGGAGTCTCTTGGGACTGCCTGCTACGCCGTCAACAGGTCGTCCGGCGCTTTTGCTGCTCAAAACAGCAGCAAGGACAGGTTCCCTATCGGACTGGTGGTTTCTGCCTTTGACGATGGCGTGTCCGCAGGCGGTGGACAGACCTCCTATGGGTTTGCCTAGACGGGGAGCCCTTTACACCCCTGAAGTGACGTAGTACCATATCCCTGTGCCCCGCGTTTATCGCGCAGCGCCACTAGGCGCTCCTGGCCCTGCTCATCCACGCGCGACGAGGACATATACCCATGGCTTTTTGGGCCGCAGCACTTCCGTTCATCGGGTCGCTTATTGGCGGCAGTTCTTCGCGACAAGACGCGAAGCAAGCTATGGCGGGGTTCAACTACCTCGCCGACAACCAAGTGGGGCAGCAATACGTTCCCCAGGGCGCGGCTGCGAACACCGCAATCTCCGACCTTCTCGGAGTCGGGGGCGACCCCACCAGGGCCAAGGCGGCTTTCGACAATTACCTCGGTTCGACAGGCTACAACTTCCAACTCGGGCAGGGGCAGAATGCGATTGCATCGAGCAACGCCGCAAAAGGGCTCCTTAACAGCGGGGCGACGGCTAAGGCACTTACGCGCTACGGGCAAGACCTCGCCGCGACGACGTTCAACAACTACCTGACGCAACTCGGCGGACTCTCCTCGCGCGGCTTACAGGGCGCCGGGATGATCGGGCAAGCGGGTACGGTTGGAGGCATCGGGCAGGCTAGGATCATGGCAGACCCAAAGAGCGGATCCAACGCCAGCAGTATCTTTAGCGATATGTTTGGCGGCTTCGGTAATATGCTTGGGCTCTGACGGAGGCTTACTCTAATGGCGAGTCCTTTTTACGATAACTACAACGCGGTCATTGACAGGGGGCGCAAGGACCGCGCCTACGAAGCTCTCCGCTCCGTCTATGGCGACATCGCGGGCGATCCGGAGACGGCGCGCGAATTGCAGCGATACGGCGAGCGCGAGCGCATCGCGCCCGGCGAGTGGGAGGCGCAGCAGCAGGCTCTTGAGATTGGGCGGCAGCAGATTGGCCAAGGCAGGCAGGCAGAGGCAGACGCCGCTACGCAGCGCCGCCGCACCGCGCTTCTGAACGGCGCGCAGTATGTCGTCAGTGCGATGGACCGCGCAAAAGACGCCGGGGCCAGCGAAGGCTCGATCATGGATGCGGCGATCGTCGCGTTTAACCGCGTCGCGCCCAACCTTGGGATGTCCGAGGAGGAGATTCAGCAAACGCGGGACGCGCTTGCATCTGACCCTAATTCCGCGCGGGATACTGTGGCGATGCTGCTTGGCAACGACGCCAGGGCGAAAGCTAACACACCAGCTAAACTCCAAGAGTGGGAGGCGTACAGTAAACTCAGCCCACAGCAACGTGAACTCTACGACAACATGAACCGCGGGCAGCAGTGGCGCGTGGTGGATGTCAATGGAGTCCCAACAGTTGTGCAGCCGGGGGTTCCGTCTGGCGGCGCGGCGCCAGTGCCAGCGCCAAGAGCGCAACCCTACCAAGGAGGGGGCTCCCCGCAACCGGCAGGGCGTGGCGGGCCAGGCGTGACGCCGCTATCCACCGTCGATGCTGAAGCCGAAGCGAAACGGAGACTTGCCGAGTCGGCGGCTACGGGTACGGCGGCAGGCAAAGGTTTCTTTGAAGCTGTGGACAAGCAGCGTACAGAAGCCGAATCTGCGCAGGTGGGGCTTGCGGCGCTCGATGAAGCAGAGAAAGCTCTCACGGCAGGCATTACGACGGGCTTCTCCCCACAGACCCGGAATTTAATCGGGCGCGCTTTCACCACGTTGACCGGAAAACCGTCTCCGCAGACGGAGAACACTGACGTTTACCTCGCCACTATCGGCGGACAGGTTGCTCAGAACATTCGTGCCTTCGGCGCCGGTACAGGTTTGTCAGACGCCGACAGGGAGTTCGCGGAGCGCATGGCCGGGGGGGACATTCAGGCCAGCCCGGATGCGCTGCGCCGTATTCTGGCGATTAACCGCAAGGCGGCGCAAGGAGTTATTCGCCGCTACAGGGAGGGGCGCGAGCGGTTCTTGAAGCGCAACCCAGATATGAAGGATATGCTTCCTGACTATTCTGAGCGCGGACAAGGCGCGCAACAGTTCGAGAACGGTAAAATTTACGAGGACGCGAACGGCAACCGTGCACGCTTCAATAACGGTGGGTGGGAGACGGTAGAGTAATGGCTTTCGATCCTTCTTCTGCGAAGCCGGTTGGTGGGTTCGATCCTAGCTCGGCGAAGCCTTTGGCGTCGGCGTTTCCTACCGGTATGGTGGAGCCCGGCACGCAGAATCCGTTCGACTACAGCAAGTACCCGAAGGTGAAGAACCCGGACGGGTCGTTTTCTAATGTGGTGACGTTCTCGACCAACATCGACGGTAAGGAGGTGCTTCTTCCGTCCATGGTTGGCGGCAAGCTCCTCACCGCGCAGCAGGCGATAGAGCATTACCGTAAGACGGGGGAACACTTCGGTAAGTTCGACAGTCCCGAGGCTGCGCAAGCGTTCGCCGACGACGTAGAAAAGAAGATGCAGGGCGAGGCGCCCCCGAAGGATTCTCTCCGCAAGTCCGACCCCATGCGCACGGAGAAGAACGCTCCCGCGGCGACCGCGTTGGAGCAAGCAGAGGCTTTTGTGGAAGGTGCCGGGCGCGGCGCTCTCAACCTCCCCGGCGTCGTCACCACCGCGATCGACAAGGCAGCGGGCTCCCACCTTAACGAGGCATACGAGGCTCGCCGGCAGGCGATTGCCGAGAAGGCCCCACTTGCGAGCGGTGCCGGCTATCTGACCGGCGCTGCGGCGGGCGGTGGCGCTGTTCTCCGAGGTGTTCAGGCTGTGCCGCAAGCGGCGCGCGTTCTCGCGCCCGTGGCCGGGCAGACGGTGCGCAACGCTTTACGCTACGGCGCTTCCGGTGCTATCCCCGCCGCTGTGCAGGCTACCGCGGAAGGCGCTTCCCCCGAAGAGGTTGCAGGAGCGGCGGCGCTTGGGGGCGCTGTTGGATTGGGAGTTGCCGGGGTTGCTAGGGGAGCTGACATGGCTGGGCAAGCTGTACGCTCTCTTACAACCGACAGTGGGCGTATGCGGTCGGCGATGCGTGTACTAGGCGAGCGGATTAAGGAATCTCCGGAGCGTCTTGAGAAGGCGTACAATTATTTCTGGCGTGTGACACGTCGCGAACCTACGTTGCTGGAACTTACAAGCGCCCGCTCTGGCGCGGAGTTGGAAAAGCTCGCGGAGCATCAGGCGGCGATCGGTAACGCTGTACGCCAGCAGGGCGCGCGGGCGGCGAGTACGCGCCCCTTTACAATGCAGCAGCAAGTGAAGCGCGGAGGGCCTACTGCATCCGGGGCGCAGATAGATGCTGTGCGCGACGCCGAATTTAAGAAGGCCATCAACGCCAAGCCGTCCCTCATGGAAATGGAGTTCGATCTTCCTACGAAGACAACTGTTATAAACGGTAAGCCGGTAACGGACCTTGACCTTGATCCTGAACTAGCAGCGGCGATTGCCCGCGAAGTTAACACCGGCAAGGACAAAGGGCTTAAAGCCTCGCTCTTTGAGCAAGGTAAAGTCACAGGGCAGACACTAGACAATGTTCGGAGGGTGCTTAACAAGCGCGAGTCCAGCGCACCAGGCTACGGTTTTGGAAAGTTGGCGAACGAGGTGCGCGACATCGTGGACGGCGCCGTGCCAGGGAGGTACGGGAAAGCAATAGACGACTATGCGGAGACTTCCCGCTTCTATGAGGGGTTCGAGCGCGGTGCTGCCAATACGCCGAAAGGCAGCTTGTCTGGACAGCCCCGCAAGGACGCCGATACGCTGGAAGCCATCAATGGCTTTACGCTTGGGCGCCGCTCGGACCTTGCCGACAAAGCCGGAGCAGGAGTCAAAGAGGCGCAGCGGCTTGCAAGCACTCTCAGCGAACGCGCCGATGCGGCGGCTGTAACCGGCGGACTCCCTCCCCGCGAAGCACGCAATTTGCAGCGCCTGGGGCGCGCCGAAGCAGCCAGCGCGGAGCGTTTTGCGCAAGTGACTCCGAAACTCAGCGCCGACAGCGAGAATTCCGCGCAAGCAGCGCAGTTGTTGATCGAAGGTGCGGCCGCGGCAGGCGGGCATGTGATGCGGGGCTTCCAAGTCCACTGGCTGCGGCGCGCGATGCTGTGGGCTAAGGATAGGGCGATGGCCCCGGCAACGGCACGGGAGGCTGCGAAGCTCCTTACTACACCAGGACGGACGATGGACGCCGTGCGTCTTCTCAAAGAGACAGGCAAAAGTGACAAGTGGATTAGCGAGCAAATCCAAGCTGTAGCCGCCGCATCCGGCGCCGCAGCGGGAGGGGCGACGCAGTGAGCGGCCACCCGCACTATGGGCTAGACGTGCTGGCAATCGTAACGGCGTGGGTTAGCGCGTCCGTGACGCTCGCGGGTATTCAGTCGATGACCGCGATCGTCGCATCATGCCTATCAGGCGTTTACTTTATTATCCGCATTTCCACGGACCCGGCAGTGCGGCGCTGGCTGAGGAAAATACTGCCACCCTAACAGTTATCTGTTGACAGTGTACGGAGGAACGGAATAGCGTAGGCCCATACTAGGGAGCGTTGCGTTATGGGTCAGCGTCCGTTGACAAGGGAGCAGGCGGTCGAGACCATCGACGCCATCAAGGCGTGCGGTGGCGACATCGACGAGGTTTCAAGGCGTAGCGGAAAAGCCAGCAGTTCCATCTACTCAAGGCTGAAGATAATTCGCCTGCGCTTCCCAGATCTCGGCGACCCCCTAAAGACAGGCAACCTTACGCTTTCCGACGAGGTGGCGCAGCACAAAGAGCGAGGCAGCGACCGCGCCACTTCGGCGCGCCTTAAAGAGGCCCTATCCCATATCGCCGCTCTGCAAGACCGTATCAAAGACCTGGAATGGAGCGCGAAGGCGAGCCTTAAGCCCGCCGAGTGGACGCTCGCCGCGCACCCGAAACGCAAGCGCGAGCATATTCCGTACCTCCTTACATCCGACTTCCAACTTGGTGAAGTGGTGCGCGCGGAGGAGACGGAGGCGGGGTACGGGTATGACGCAGCCACGTTCCGCCGCCGCTACCGCCGCCTGATCGACACGAGCATTTACCTCTCCGTCGAACACTCCGGCAAGCAGTGGACCTACCCCGGCTTCATCTACGCTCGCGGCGGCGACACCATCAGCGGCGCCATCCACGACGAACTGCGCGAGACGGACGACCTTACGCCCATCGAGGCGGTCGAGGTTGCGTTCGAGGAGGAGAGCGCCGGCATCCAAAAGCTCGCCGATGCTTTCGGCAAGGTCGATGTCAAGACGCCCGGCGCGGCCGGGAACCACGACCGCAACACGCACCGCCCGCAGTTCAAGAAAGCCGCCGCGCACAGCTATGACCGTCTCATTGCCACCATGCTGCGCCGCCACTTCGCCCGCGATAAGCGCGTGACGTTCCAAACCTCCGAGTCCTTCGACGTGCGCTTCAGCATCTACGACATGCGGATCCTGCTAACGCACGGGGACCGCATGGGGTCGGCAGGCGGTACGGGCTTCGTAGGTCCGGCCGCTACGATCCTTCGCGGCGTGCAGAAGGTAATCTTGGAGCAGTCGGCGCTGGGCTACCACGTTGACCGTGTGGACCACGGGCACTTCCATTACCCGATGTACCTCCCGCACGTTCTCAGCAATGGGGCGCTGCCGGGGTACAGCGAATATGCGAAGGGCTTCCGTATGCGGCCAACTCCGCCGCAGCAGTTTCTCGTTTATCACCACGCGCGGCGAGGCGTCGTTGACGTTAAGCCGATCATTCTCACCGAAGCATAGAGGGGTACGCATGTCCACCATAGGCCACAACTCAGGATTCGCGGCGCAGCAGCTTGTTGCTTTCGCCGAACGCGTTGAACGGCTCTCCGAGGAGATCGAAGGACTGCAAGACGACCGCAAGGAAGTCTTCGAGGAGGCGAAGGGTGTTGGTTTCGACCCCGCCATCCTCAAGAAAGCCCTCAAGCTCCGCGCGATGCCCAAGGCAGAGCGCGAGGAAGCGGCGGCGATTCTCGACCTGTATGTGCGCGCTCTCGAAGAGGGCGACAAGGCGCAGTTCGAGAAGTCGTTGAAGGAGGGGGTGTGATGGACGCCACCGGCTGCGGCGCTGCCGATATTAAACGGGGCTTCAACCAGCTTACCGCCTGCGGCAAGCCGTTTTGGGTACTCGACCCCCGCCCGGAGGATATCCGCATACTCGACATCGCCGCGCACCTGTCGCGCATTTGCCGTTACAACGGCGCGCTGCGCGACGACATCGAGATTTACTCCGTGGCGCAGCACAGCGTCCTGGTGAGCGAGCATGTCCCGCCGGAGCACGCTCTTGAGGCGCTGCTGCACGACGCGGCCGAGTCTTATGTTGGCGACCGCGTGCGCCCCGTGAAGCACGCAACGCCGGGCTTCGACATCGTGGAGCACGGG